ACAGACATTATTTAATTCCTCTCTTACAAAATTGGTGTTTAATTTACGACACAACCATACTTTAAATAGTATTTTACACTTCAAAAGTCTTAATATACTCTAATAAATCAACATGCACTTCAGGAAGTAATGGTATAGAAGCCATCTTCGTCCTGAGTCATCACAGATTCTCTTGGATATGTAATTTCTACTATGTTTTCTTCTACTCTTACAATGGGTCTATCATCATTCTCGCCTTCGCCAATAAGATAGCCTAGAACCCTAAAACTTATCTCAGTTGTAAACATGCGAATTTCCTCACCCAAATTGGCTACATTGTTATTATGGGTAAAGCCTTGGTCAATAAATACTTCATATAGATGACCGTTTCTACGCAAAACAAAAGAATTAATCTGACCCGTTCTAGTCATAAATGGAGTCAACAATTCATTCATTTGTTGTTGGTATTCAGTCTTTAAAATAATTTTATAATCTACATTAACATAAACAGGGATCGGAATGGATAAAGATTTAACGACAATTCTTTTATTAATTCTTGGAAAATACTCTTGACTAGTTCCGGAAGTGTAATTGCTTCTTCTAGTATTATTAACCACAGCGTAGTTTCTGGTTTTATCTTGAACAATCTTTTTAGCTATTACAAACCTACCAGTTCTACCATTCTTATCTTTTGAAAAAATCTGTGCCTGAAAGCCACCTTTCCTGCTTGGATCTTTAGTAATGCCAGTGCGCTCTACGCTCACAACTGGTAAAATAATAGAGCCGCTCTCATCTCTTAAAGACTTTTCATTCTTAATCTGAAACGCCCTCTCAGGTGTTTGCCAAAAAACAGGAACTGTTTTCCATCCCTCGTTTGTCGTAGCGCTTAACTCTAAATCTTCTGTAAGCCATTCAACAATAGAAGCATCAATATCCTCAATAGTAGAAGACAGCATGCCGATTTCTTTAAGTTTTAATTCAGTACCGGCAGGGATCTGTGCGAAATCAAAGTTTTTAGGTAGCATCAAAAAGTCCCTTTCTTGCTTTACGGCATCTAGCAGAAATTTCAAATGACTGCTCCACTTGCCCAAATAAATTTCTAGGTTTACTAAGTGTAATTATTTCATAGTATTTATTGCCATACAAAACAAAATCACCTTCACGAACAAATAAATCTTGGTCTTCTTCTAATCTACGCTTGTGGAAATGAACCTGTACCTCTGACTCAGCATCGATACCAACACCTTCCATATACTTTGTTGAGAACTCAGTAAACTCAACCAACGCATAAACTCTAATAGGTGGTAGAAATGTTTTCTCAATTGCTTCCCCATACAAAGGATGAAACCTAGTTGTCTCTATATCGATGGGATAATAAAGAATTTGTTGACCAATTACCTTCTCAATAAGC